GTCATAAACCATTCCACCACTCTCCATGCTGACACTGACATCATTAGCATCATTAGTCGTGGTAGTAGCTTCCACGCCAGCACTCTTTCCATTACGCCTGTCACGGTTTCTCCTTGCCTGTTCTTCTGTGGTTCGGTTGGACATACTCCACATCTGCACTAGGGCTACCTCTTACCAAAGAATTTTGTAGCACTGCGTACACCAAAGCTGGCAGCAACAATAACACCAAGGCTGTATTGATACCATTGAGGCATCTGGTTGAGTTGTTCAAATCCATTACGTACAACGTCTTCCATACCGGGAATGAAAGCTAGTATTAGTGGAATACTGAATAAAATTACAAGCCATTCATCTTTCCACGAGGATGCTGAAGAACGTGCCATTTCAATATCCCAGTCAATTTCGCCAGTGGCTTTTTTCTCCATGATAGCTGCTTCAGCCACAGCCTTTGCGACTTTAGTTTTAGCGTTTGCTTTTGTTTGCTCAACTTTTCCATCCATCCAACTTCCTGCAATATTTGCAATTGGGCCTATTAATGCTGTCCACATTAGCTTCCTACTCCTCGCCTGAACTGCGCTGTTTTCTTTTGTATCTTTTTAGGCTGCTTGACGAACTGCTTACCAGCACGAGTTCCTGCTCTTTTAGCACGGGTGGTAGCTGCGTATTCTTGCGGCGAAAGCGATTTGATAGCAGCGGTTGGTAAATAACGCTCACCTGTTTCGGAAGACTTTTTGCCACTCTTGGTTCTCCACTTTTGTTTAGTCCAAGACTTTAGACTCTTTTGTGATTTTGCTAGTGCCATGTTTAAGTTATACCATCATACTACATAATTGTCAAGAGAAAAATAAATAAACCTACACCTACGGCTATTATAGCACCAATTCCTGTAGCTATTTTTATATTCTCCATCATCTCTTGCTGCCGCCGAATAGCCTCTCTTCTAGCTTTAGCTTGTGCCTCTTTTAATTTTTTTATGCGTTCGTTTCTTAAATCTACTATAGACTGCCATGTACCGGGACCGAATCGTAGATCAATCAATGTGCGCATCTCTTGTATTTTTTCTTGCGCTATACGAGCGTCTATGACTTCTTGAGCCACTGACTCTATTCCTAGTTGATCTCCTAAACCTAACCCAGATTTTCTAGATCTTTGTTGTTGTACTTGTTTTTCACCCTCAAGCAGATTGTCTACATATTTAGCAATCTCGCCTATATCGTTGGCGGTATTGATGGTAGACTTAATACCATCTACGGCACTCTTTACCAGTGCGATACCCGCAAGGGTTTCTGCAATCATCTCTGTTCCTCTTTAATTGGTTAATTATCATAATTTTCATGCTGCTAGTGCGGGATTACTAGCATCTACCTGCATCCATTTAGACCACTCGCTGTAGTAGTGACGCATACCTACTTCATCGTGGATTGTACTATTCTCATGCCTACCATGCAAAATGTTACGGGGTTCTGTGCCTTCTCGCATTGTAGTGCCTTGACCTGCGACACCAATCAGGTCTTCGTGTAAGTTTCTACCAAACGGTCCCCATATAGAGTTGTGATGTTTGATACGTGTCTGTCTTTCTTCTTCTGTATCTTTACGCAAGCCGTAGCCACGAAACTCAATCAATACTTTGTTTGGTCCTAGTGGGGTTACAATGTCACTACGATAGGCACTGCCGCGTAAATTAAAATTATAGCCGGGAAATAAGTCTACCATATACCATTGGTTAGGTGGAAGGTTAGGAAAACTAAGTTCTCCTCTGTCTTCAAAACCATCGTACTCTTCGTAGTTAACTGTAAAGCTACTGACGTTGACGTGTCCGTTATCAAATGGGATATTTTTTCTAGCAAAATATTCATCGTTGAACCCGGACACCCTATTAAAGTAGTGCATAAAGTCATGATAAAACTCGCTGTTAGTATCATGCCATAGTTTGTAGTTTGTATCTATGACTGCCTTATGATAGTGAAATACTTCTAGTTCTTCTGTATCAATGGCATCTGCAATACAGTCAAACGCACCACACGTCCATTCTTCTACACTCTGCGTTGGATTAGGATCTAATGTAACCCAGACCATGCCACCATGTTTTACCTCACAGTGCAGAGGTTTTTCCACAGTGGCAAAGTCATAGGTAATAGTTCCAGCAGGTTTACGATGATCAATGTCATTAGTATTATAATAGGCTTGTACATTTTCACCATCAATATTAATTGCAATAACCCTCTTATCTGCAATACGTATTGTTCTAAAATCACCCTTGTTTCGCATCTCACTGATGTGACACATAGGCACCCAGACCTTAGAAAATATGTTTTCCATTTCCTGCTCGTATAAACTGCGATCAGAATATATAAGAGAGTTTACATACTCTACTTTAGGTTTCTTTGTCCAGTCTTTATAATTACGTGGTGGCATTACCTATAACCGCCGCCTTTGGCTTTATATTGTTTTGCAAGCATCTGAGCTTTTCTAGCACTCCACTGACCTGCACCACCACCTTTTGTGCCAGCCTTGATGCGGTTAAACAAATTCTTCCGCATTGTAGGCTTGGTGTAGTTTCCGGCTTTGTTGACAGTGCTTTTTGGTTTATGTCCCGCCATAGCTTACTTCTTCTTTTTTGCCATACCGCCGCGCATCATTTTCTTTTTCATCATGCCGCCGCCGCGCATTTTCTTCTTAGCCATTTTAGCCATACCGCCGCCAGCCATACGCTTTGGCATTACAGAGCCGCCGCCCCGCATTTTCTTTGCCATCTTCTTTTTACCGTGCATTGCCATTTCTAAGTCTCCTTCTCTCTATGACCAAACTCTGATAAACCCATTCTGGAAACTCTTTATAGTATCCAGACTTTTCTAAACTCAAAGCTGCATCGTCTAGCTTTGATAGTAATTGCACGAACACCATGCAATATTCTAGGGCGTCATCTGTGACACCATCTTGTACTAAAAAGTCCAGACCTGCTTCTTCTGCATCATAGTCTGGATGAAACACCATAAGGTGCATATCTACACCAGCGATTGACATGGCTTCGTTTACGCCATCACACCATCCATCAAGATAGCCCATCTCTGGTAAGTCTTCGTCTGCCCACACAACTATATCGTAGTCATGTGTAGAAAACTTTTTTATTTCTTCTGCTAGTCCATCCAGCCCCGTGTTAATGCTAAAGGTAACTTTATCATCTAGCCATGCTTGTTTGGCATATGGGCATGGTGGTAGTCCGTTGAGTTTATCGCTAGGCTTTTCAAGAAACTCATGTGACCACTTTCGTATGTCAGCTTCTACGGGATGCACGGGTCTTTTTCTTCTGTGATTCAATGAACCTACGGTATACACTTGCTGCAGCAAATTTTCCCGCTGCTTTGGCTCGTTGTTCCATAGCGATAGCAGCTTGTGTCTTGTGAGCATGTGAACGTCCTGATGCTTTTATCTTACGCACAGATGCTTCTGCATCTTTGACTGTAGCAAACTTTAAACCTCTGATTGTACCTTTAGGGTTTTCATCCGTGTACAGGTCACTGTGTTTCTTAGACCCGGCGGGTTGTCCCTTTTTTCTTGGTATTCTTTTTTGCGACACTTGGTAACAATCCTTTGTTTACTGCTCTTGCTCTTTCACTGAAGCCTAGCTTTTGGCCTGAACGTATCTTACGTTTTATTGTGGATACTTTAGCAACCATTATTTGTTTAGAATCTTTTTAACTACGTCTGGTCTTTCTTTAGCTAATGCTTTTAAGCCCGGATTTAAGTTTTCTGTTACTAATGCACCGTCATTTAAATACATGTGTTTTTTTCCATTAGCCATGCCACCCATAGCCATTTTCATTGGACCCTTTTTACCTTTAGGCATATCAGCCATGCCCACAGATATAGCAATGACGGGGACTTTTTTCTTTTTATCTGCCATTACTTTTTCCTTCCTTGGCGTCTGCTAGGCTTCTTCTTTGGTTTTGGTTTTGGTGTAGCCATCTTAGTGCCATTTTTACTTGCAACCTTTTTACGTAGTGCAGCTAGTCTCTCTCTATTCTTTTTCTGTCTTTCTTTTTCTTTTGCAGCTTCTGCACGTTTTTTAGCTACACCAGATACTGGCAGCTTACCTTCTTTTTGTAGCTTCTTCGTTTTTGCTTTTGCCAAAAGAGCAGAACGGCCAGATTTTTCATCTACAGTTGTTCTAGCTTTCTTTGGTGTTGGTGTTGTTTCTGCACCAGCTTTCATCTTAGCACGTACACCTGTTGTGTATTGTCTACCATCACCACGCATCATGCTCATTTCAGTTTGTGATGTGCGACCAAATGGACCTTGTGAGCCAATGTTTTTACCAGTGCGAGGCTTTGGTATTTTTAAACTTTGTCCAACTTTAATCTTATTAACATTTTCTAAATTAGGATTAGCTGCTACAATATCCTGCACCCGAACGCCAGCATCTTTTGCAATTTGTGATACTGTGTCTCCCTTTTTAACTTTATACGCCATTAGTATTCTCCTTTAACATTTCCAGCGCTTACGTGCTTGCCGTAAACGGCTATTCGGGTCTTTAGCAGCTCTTGGGAATTTTTTCATCTGTCCTGCAGACCTAGCACAAAATGACTTACGTCTCTTATCTGCTCTACTTCCGGGTTTAACTTTACCCGTCACAGCAGTTTGTAGTTTACTTCCGGGGTTCTTACGTCTATATGCTTTGACCCCAGCCTCTGTCATCCCCGCCCCCTTCTCTGTAGGGCGAAAATTCTTGCGATTACGTTTTGGCATATTTCTACCAGTTTTAGTCATTACGTTTGTAATTCCTCTGCAGGTGGCTCTTGCATCCTAGGTGGTTCGTTAAACATCAAGGTCATTGGACCACAAGATGCTGCCCAATCTCTTATTTCACCTTTGTCTAATCTATGCTGATGCATCTGTAGCACAGCTTCTTCTGTAGGACATTCAACTACATTTTCTGTGTAGCTTTTAAGGGTGCCATCTGGCATGACTATTACGGATAGGAATATATAAAAGGTAATAGGTATCATCACTCATCTTTCTCTTTCCACCCTTCGGCCCTCATTGCATCTTCTACGTGCTTTAAAGTAAATGAACGACCATAGTGTGCCTCTACTGCCTGTCGCACATAGAAGACATCACTGTGGGGGATATGTAAACGGTCTAATGAATTAGTACAAATAGCATGATAAAATGCTTCTAGTACATTATCTGTGTATAGTTTTACAGATTTTTTAGCCAAAGTCAAGAACTTTCTTTTATTTAATTACAGATATAGGCAGTTAAGTGTATTAACAAAGAAAATTTAGTAGCGACTAACTTATAATTCAGCTAAGTGTTATAGTTAAGAGTATTTAATATTTATTCTATAGACAGTTTAAGTGTAGTCACTTTAAGTGTTCCTTAGTTATACATAATTATACCAGATTTCGTCAACCCTGTCAACCCCCAATAGTAAAATAAATATTAATGTGCCTAATATCTAGGCAGTTGCACAATGCTTGAGCATATATAATTGTCAGTTTAACTTGTGGTTAACACTTAATTTTCCTGATCTGTGTATTTCTATATATACACGTACGGTAGACCCCCCACTGGCTGCTGCCCGGCCTAGCTTCCAGCCTCAAAAATATAGAAAATCATTGCTTTATAAATAAAAAAATCAATAAAACCTAGTCATTGTGGTGATAAACCATTGTTTTTGTGGATAAATATGGGGCATGTAGTGTGAATATAGACTGATAACACAACAGTCTATGTCAAAATAAATGTGACTGAATATCTGTTTACGCAAAATGGGTATCCGTTGTCGGTGGTGGTGCATATACCCCTAAAAAATATAGACACTTATATAATACAAAAAAACTTTTTTTATTCTCACAAAATTAATTTCATATCTAAGTTATTGAAATCATTACATAACCAAAAAAAGTGAGTCGTATTTGTAACTTTTTTTTCAACACTCAATACCAATTTATTCAATAAAAACAATGACCATGCTTTGCTAAGTTATTGAAAAGATTATATGTTTGACTTTTGTTTTGCGATAGTGTCTAATCTAATCATCAAAAGCGACGAAGCGAAACGCTAACCCGCCGGAGATAAACGCTTGATAACCCATAACCGCCAAGGCAACATTGGGCAAGGCATACCAGAGTAAAACAGAATACTTGACTAAAGAATTGAAGTGAATTAACGTAAAGAGACTAAAACAATTAGTATCTACATTGATGCGGAGATTGCACAAAAACTAGACTAACCGTGAGCAAATTGAGTTCTTAACTTGAAGCGTACCAACGCCAAGCGGTTTACTAGGCAACCAAAGTGAAGCATCTAAATACATGGGCTAACTACCCATGATAAGCAATGCCCATGAAAGCGGGGGCTGTAGAACTATGATTGAGTTACATAGTCAAAAGTGTTCCGGTGCGATAATATGGGTGGGGTGTACACTTCAAAAGTGATGCCATGCACCCAGCCCATATTATATAATTGACAAGTGTAATTATGGGGTGTAATGTATACCCATAACGTAACCAACAATCTAGGAGAT